GATATATCCTTCATCTAATTTTTTATCATTGTAAAATTCCCAAATTAATTTATGTTCACTAAATTTAGATTTTTGACCTCCATTTTGAATCCATGTATAATCTGCTGATTTGGAATTAAGATTTTTTGCAAAATCATTCCAGGATAATTGAGTTCTAGACATTATATGAAGACTATCACCATATTTTAAATCCTTAGCTTCCTTATAAAGCCCATTTTTTAATCTAATTTTATGATTTCCTGTACATCTGATAGAATCACCGCTATCTAGATTTATCTTATAAATCTGTTTATTATATCCAGTGATTCTGGGATTTCTCATCAATTGAATTTCAATTTTTCCTTTATCATTTAGACAGTATACAGGTATATCCTTACCTTCCTTAGCTAAATGATCTATATTGACCTCTCCTCTTCCATCTGCAACTGCTATCAAAGTATTTCCAACTATACATGGATTTGTTCCTAATGTTTTGAATCCCAAATCACTATACATATCTGCTGGGGATTCTTTTATAACATTATCCCAAAAAAGAACTCCAGGTTCAGCATTTTTATGGGCTTGCTTAATAATAGTATTCCAGACTTCTCTAGCTTTTACTTTTCTTACATAAGAACCATCTTCTAAGTGATGGAGTTTATTATATGTAAAACTTTCATGCATTTTGGGTTGGGGGGATTCAACAGGCCATCTCAGAAGATAATCCTCATCTCTTTCGACCGCATTCATAAATTCATCTGTAACTTTAACAGAGACATTAGCTCCAGTTATTTTTGTCAGATCATCCTTCTTCATAATAAAATCTACAATATCGGGATGGTTTATGTGCATTGTGATCATTAGAGCACCGCGTCTACCATCTTGAGCAACTTCTCTAGTAGATTCTGAATATCTGTTCATGAAGGATGTAGCTCCAGTTGAAGACTGAGCAGCATTATTGACTGAAGCAGTAGCAGGGCGTAAGTGTTCGAGGGTTATTCCAACTCCTCCTCTTCTTTTCATTAATTGAACAAGGGATTCATCTATGTTAAATATTCCGCCATAGGAATCGGAGCCATTGTCGATGAAAAAACAATTACCTAATGATGAAATTTGATCTACATTTCCTAATCCAAATTGAATGGATCCTCCAAAAATAAAAGAGTTGAAGTTTTTTAACGATTCATAAATTTCTTCATAGGATAAAGGGTTTGGGTATTTTTTTTCTATTCTGAAAATTTCTTTGGAAATTCTTTGGATTGTTTCGTCCGGTGAGAGTTCTAAATAATAGTTTGCATTTTTTTCTTTAAGGGCGTATTTTTTCATCCATACGTTTGTTGCAAGAACATCCCCCCTAAAATACTGAAGACCAGATGTTCGAAGCTGGTCTTCTGTGTATCGTTCCACCATATTTTATTTTAGTTTATTTTAGTTTATTTTTGGCAAATTATATATCACTTTTTAACAAATTTTGATTTTAAAAAGGATGCATTAAGCTAAAGCATCCAATACTTGTTTTTCCCTCTCCTTTAGGAGTTTTTCTAACTGGACAATATCTCTTTCAGCATTTTTTGATTTGTTTTGAGCTTCCTTTCTCTGAGCATAATAATCCGTAAGAATCTCGGGAAGAAGAGGTTCATAGGATCCATCGAAAACAGCTCCAGAAGAACATTTGATTTGACTTTCTTCTGTCTTATAGCTTTTATCCTTTGTTATAAAATTTTCAATAGATATTTTCCACTGCCTCATTATTGTAGGATAAAGAGAGTTAAAGTCAAAAGATCCTACCCATCCATAAAGATCCGGGGTTGGATTAAATACAAATGCTCCCTCATAAGTTTCCCTTTTTCTCTCTTTTCTTTCTTGAGGAAAAACAAGATTTCTACCATAAGCATATCTTGTTGCAGTAGCTTCAAGCATATAAATTGGGGAAAAAGCATTCATCGCTTCTACTCTTGTAATATTACTCAATCCAAGGAAAATCCCCAATGTTTTTAATTTATAATGTATTTGTTCAACAAGGATAGCATCGATTGCATTATAAAAAACATATTGATCAAAATCTTTACGATATTGTTCTGTGAAAGACCCGGGATATTTAACCTTTGTTACCCCTAAAGTAGCTTCAGCTGCAAAATCCAAAGTCATATTTTCCTTAGTATCTATAACTCTATCCCATTTTTTATATAATTCCATGTAATCCACAACTAATTTATGTTGGGGCAACATAATTTCTGTTCTCTCGTTTTTATCCATTATCCTATGCTTGTACCATTGCTTGGTTGGGCTCATCCAAGAAATGTCCAAATGAAGTTTATGACAACGATTATAGATATATCTCCAATCGTAGTTCCAGAAGTTCCACCCAATAATTAATGGAGCATGACGTGCATGATTATATAGAAAATCATAGAGCATATCTGCTTCATTAGTATGTTGTTTATAGATAAAATTATATTTAATTCCTAATTTATCTAAATGCTTATCGATATCTTTTTGAATATTATCAATTTCCACAGAGGATAGGGGTTTTAGGCCAAAAACAATAACTTGATCCTTATGACTCCATGAAATTGTGTTGATTCTGTTCATAGCATCACGAGCTTCCGGGAACCCTGTTTCTTCATCTACGTCTACCTCAATGTCACAAGAATAAGCATTGGGATTATTCATTTCAAATAATGGGGAAACAAGTTCTTCCCCAGCATCAGCAAAAAACTCTTGTATTCTATATCGGGAAAGAAATTCGCTCGGAACTCTTCGGACTGGACGATTATCCCACGATCTCATTTTTGTATCCGATCCATATTGTTGCTTGGAATAAACATAAACATATTGATGGGCCGGGGGAATATTTAATTGCATAAAGGAAATATTTCCTTCTTTATTCACATAAGAAACAATTAATTTTCCCTTCCTTTGCTCTATTGATACAATCATTTTTTTTAAGATTTTATTTTTCTATTTTTATATGAACCATTTTCCCAAGCTTTTTTAATTTTATTTTTAGTTTCCTGGGTTCTGGATTTTCCTTCTTGCGATTTACCTATTTTTAAATTGTGTTCCTTTGCATGAGATTTTCCCTCTTTAGCCAAACTCATTTTTCTAATCCAAATTTCAAATTTTTTTACTCCTTCTTTCTCCCCATATTTTTGAACCATTACACTCTTTAAAGATTTTCCCCTTCTCTCAGTTATTCGACCTGTTAATTTCTTAATTAAATTCTGTTTTGTTTTTTCTGACATCTCACTTCCGAGTCTTCCGTCTCCCCCATGAGTCATATTATATCCATATTCTCTTAAATACGTTTTATCTTTTTCAATCCAAAAGCATTCTCTGTTACATAAGATATCGTGTAGAATTTTTTTATTTTCAGCAGAATATTCTTCAATAATTTTCCATTTAAAATTTTCCCAACCATATTTTCTTAATGCTGTAAAAAAACGACCTTTGCACCCCCGATTTAATCTATTTAGGTGCCCATATTTTCGGGACTCCAAATCTAATGAACTATACCCATAATATTTTTTATTACTTGGGGAAATTGCACAATAGATAATTCCTTTCATATGTTTCTTATATGAGGGGGGAGGAGAAAAGTTTATATAAAGATTCGTTAAATAAAAAAGGGCTCTTTTGAGACCTATGAATTTCTATCAATATATGTTTTTAGCTCCTCCATTCCAGAAAATATTAATATGGGAATACCCAATCTCTTGGCTTCTTCTTGCTCCATATCTGCTCCTTTTGATGGTATCTCATCCCCAAAAGGATCGAGGGGTTTTAATCGAACAATCCCATCACATATCCCTAAAAGATTGAAATCATATTCGAGCCATTCTTCATGAGAACGTTCTCTAACTTCGTTAATATAATGAGTCAAAAGAGGGGCAATTGGCATATACCCTGCATCCCTAAGGACGTGCCATGCATCTATCTGCAATTTTACCATTTCTAATTTGTTCCCATGTGTATATGGAGAAGCAATGTAAATTCTTTTTTTCATATAAAACTAGAAAATATTGAATTTATTAAAAAGTTTTTTAAATAAAGAGGGTTTCTCACTAAACATATCTTCTATATCTGATATATCCATTTCGTCTTCTTCTGATCCTTTCTCTCTGAAATTTTTTATTTTTGTTTCAATCATTTTTTTCAATTCATCATATTTAATCTTATTGAAATCCTTATCATAAAAAACCTGAATATGAGAATCTGTTTTTACTGGCAACAAAAAGGTATAATAATCATCATTTGCATTAGATTCACTTATTACCTGTTGCAGTTCTCTCAAGTTACGGATTGTCATAGACATAGACATGCCATCTATACAGTAATTTATAACAAGTATCGGTTTCGCCATGATCTATGAATTTAACTGTATTACAGGGGAATTTGATTTATTATCCGCTACTAAGATTTTTAATTCTGTAAGAGTATCTATTGCTACTTTAATATTGTTAGGTGCAAGTGCATACGGAGTAGACTCGTGATTCAAAACGTTTTTAACCATTAGATTAAGAGCATCTAAAGTTATACTATTATCAATGACTAATCCTCCAGGTAAATTCTGAGAAGAAATTTGCATTGTAACTTTTTGTAATCTTTTAATGTCGATTTTCATATTATTATTTTTTATTTTTTATTTTTTATCACTTGAACCAAATCCACCAGAGCCTCTTGTAGTTTCTTCTTCGTAAAATTCTTTTGGACTTTTTCCTTCTTCGACATCGATGTCGGAATTGTATATTGGGATTTCAAGAAATTGGATTGCTTTCATTCCAGGGGTTATCTCTACGATCCCATTTCCTGTATAGATTAAACTAATATGGATTTCACCTTGGTATTCATAATCTACAACTTGCGCTCCATATATAAGCCCTGTTTTTGTAGCAACCCCAGATTTATTATGAGCAATAAGAGCTCTTTTAGGAGCATTCATTTGACAATGTATTCCTGATGGAATAAGGATTCTTTCCCCCGATCCTAAATAAATACCTAGCATATTAATTTCAACACCAGGGTTTTTCTCTTTTAAAATATCTACAAAATCCCTTGAAAATTCAGGAACATAGAAATCTATTCCTGCATCATATTTATTTGCCCTGGTTGGGGATTTGACTTCTCTTGTTTTAAGAAATTTGATTTTTTCGTCCATATAATTATTTTGTTTACAATTATAGGAACGAATGCAGAAAAAGTTTTACTTTATCCCGAATTTTTGCATAAGATTTTTAACAATATCCCAAGATATTAATTCCCCGTCTTTTCCAAGAAGACCATCCTGACCCGCCATTACTTTAAATATGTTTTCCGTATTTAACAGTTTCGTTAACCGGTTCATCTACGGATTCCTTAACCAATTTAATTTTCATATTTTCATAGGTTTTTTTATATTGAGCAGCTGGCAGATGTTCTTTGGCATAATTTATCCATTTTAATTTAACTTCTTTAGCTTGCTTAGAAGTGATAGATTTGTTTTCAATAAAATAATTTAGATAATCCTGTATAACAACATCTAGTTTTTCTTTTTGAGTTTTAGCTAAACGATAAAATCCTCTAGCCATCGCTTCAGTTTCATGATCCGATAAAAGATAATCTATATTATCCGCATTTAATTTTTTAAGCATATATCTTGAGGGAAAAGGAATATGCGGAGGGACTTTTTTTTCTTGTAGTATATGCTCTAACTCATGTCTTACAGTTCCCTGCAAATCATTATTCATTTCTGAATAAACATCCGGTTCTGCATCCGGATCAATATAAACTAGAAAATCAACCCTATTATTAAATGTGTTTGCACTTAAAGAGTAGGTTTCAAGACCTATACTCTATATTTAAAATCTACTAAATCCCTTATCTCTAGAAAACGAGTTGCATATAGATCTGTCCCTGTTTTATCATAAAATTTTTTTGATTTTTTTATAATATACCAAAGGGCATCCTGTGAGCTGATCATATTTTCCTTCGAATAGATTCATTTCTTTGATTGCTGAACCATTGAATTTTGGTTCTTTTTATCTTTTTTCTTTTTAAATGGAGTTTTAACCCCCATTTTCTTAGCCATTGACATACCTGTTTATCATATGGCGAAATGTTGTTGTCAAGAATTAATTTCTTCATAAAGAGATTCTTTAACTAACTTGATTTTTTTTCCTTTTCTTTTCTTTTTTTGTTTTGTCTGCCCGCCCCAATTATCTCCTGATCCTTTAGAACCTGATTGATAAAATTGATTACCAGTTGTAGCTGCTTGTTGAGCAGGAGCGGCATTACCCATGCCGGGGGTATTACCAAGTGTAGCCATTGGAGCACTTACCCCTCCCATATCTTCTTTTATATATTTTTTTAATCTATTCTTTCTTTTTGGGTCTGGAAAATACTGATCTAAAAAATCATCTACTTCAGAACGTTCTTGAGCAAAATTAAATGAAAGAAAATCTTCTAAACTATGATTCCCGTATTCAGCATTGGATTGATCCCCTGCCCACCTCATCAATTTACTTCGCAGTACTTGTTCTGTTTCTTCCGGGGTATATCCCTGACTAAGCAGCCATTTAATAATATCCATCCAATTATCTGAACCATAAGAATCAAAAGAATATGCTCCTCTTTCCTCATATGGTTTTCCACAAGAAGCAAAGATCTTGTTAATTATACCAAGATTCATAGTATGAATAGGATTATTTCCTCTTTCGAATCTGCCCATTACAAAAAATTAAGCGCCTGGAGAAGATTTACTGAAAGGACTTTCCAAATTTAATTCACCCATGGGTCTCCAATTAACTTGAAGTTTTCCTTCGATAAAAGTTGGAGATGTTCTTCCATAAAATTTATCAGAAGCTGCTTTTTCTAAGAACTTTGTAAGCATTTCTGCAGGAGCTTTTTCTGCCCACCTTTTTAGTGCTTTTCTTCCGGCTTCTGGAACATTTGCAACATAGGTTTTAAGTGCTGCATTCCAAGCAAATTCCCTAACAGCTTTTTCATTTTCCTTATCAAGGGATTCATATTGCTTATTCAAACCTTGAAATGCTTTTTTCAAGCCAGCTTTAAAATCATCAACAATAGATTCAGAAACTGCATTCATTTCTTCATTTAATTTAGCATATACACTCTCGTTAAGAGACTCAGCTACCATTTTATTCTTCATATTCATTTTAATTTATTTTATATATTCATCGAATCTACCAGCCTAGTACGAATTTTTCCAACTTCCTGAGCTAATTTAATATTTTCTGGATTGTCATCAAAAAAAGTTAAATCGTCATACTGATCTGCTAGTCTTTTTAACACTCTTTTTTTCTCATTAGCAATATTAATCTGCCCCATATCAT